TAAAAGACCTTGACATTGCATACAGCCGTAATACCGGAGAAATTTTTGATTCTCAGAAGATAGTTCTGGCAGATGATAGACTGCTGATGCCGAGCGGTACACCTGTAGCAGCTATGTCGCCACAGGGCATGGAAAACAGACGCAATGAGATGAGATTACCGCACTTTGTCAAGAATGTATTCGGACAGGACGAGAAAGAATTCTATCAAGAAATCAATCCAGCTCTCAATACAGATACCCGTATAAGTGGTATAAATGCTCTTTTAAGCCAGTTAGGGTATAAGATTGGATTCTCCAACGGGTATTTTGTTTTCAACGAATCCAGTGGCATTCAGACGGCTACAGGAGTAGAAGCAGAACAGCAGAGGACAGTGCAGTTTATCAAGGATGTTCGAGACAAGCTGGAATCCTGTCTGGACGAAGTTATTTATGCACTGAACGTTTACGCTGACCTGTACGGGCTTGCACCAGTCGGAGCCTATGAAGTCAATTATGATTTTGGAGACATCCTGTATGTGCGTGAAAACGACCGTGCAAGATGGTGGCAGTATGTGACTACTGGCAAGGTTCCGGCATGGCTGTATTTTGTGAAGTTTGAAGGAATGACGAAAGAAGAGGCGGTAGCAATGGTCAAAGAAGCCGAACCAGGCGAGCCAAAACTGTTTGGAGATGAATAGTTATGTTAAGCCCAGAATATTTACGCCGGATAACAGAGGGCAGTGAACAGATTGCCGAAGAACTACATCAGTATATCATCTCTGAGATCGTGTCGAGAATGATGACAAGAATCGGCAGGGGTGAGGACTATATTCTGACCAATGCCGATGCGTGGAGAATCAGAACACTGCAGGAATCTGGTGAACTGTTAGAGGACATTCTAACGGAATTATCCAAATACACCAAACGTGAACAGCAGGAGCTTCTTGAAGCGTTTGAAGATGCCGGAATCACTGCAATGAACTATGATGATAAGGTATACAAGGCGGCAGGATTAAGCCCTGTACCGCTTGAGCAGTCCCCAGCTATGATAAGACTCATGGAGCGAAATATGCTTGCGACCATGGGTGAGTGGAAGAACTTCACAAGAACAACCGCGAGTGCCGCTCAGAGACTCTATATCGAGCAATGCGACCTTGCATATAATCATGTGATGACTGGGGCGGTTGGATATACACAAGCCATTAAAGAGGCGGTTAATAACGTTGTGAGCGATGGTGTTACCGTCACATATCCATCTGGCAGAAAAGACACAATCGAAACAGCAGTTGCACGTTCTGTTAGAACTGGCGTGGCACAGGCGTGTGCTGATATTCAGTTGACAAGAATGAAAGAAATGGGATACGGTTTAGTGCTGACATCGGCACATATAGGAAGTCGCCCAAGCCATGAAGTATGGCAAGGGCAGGCGTTTTCTATAGACTGGGAAAAATTAAAAGAAATTAAGCCGGAGTTCTTTCAGGAACGAGATACACCAGAATATCGTAGAATGCTGGAGCAAAAATCGAGCCAATATCCAGATTTTATTGAAAATTGTCATTATGGCGAAGCTGATGGAATATGCGGAGTAAATTGCAGACATCATTTTTCGGTTTGGGCGGAAGGAATGCCGAATCCTTATGCAGAACTATCAGCACAGGACAAATCCGACAAAGGTAAGCAGTACGAAAAGGAACAGCGTCAACGTGCTTATGAGCGGAGAATCCGCAAAACGAAGCGTGAAGTTCTTGGACTGCAAGCGGCGGTTGACAACTGCAAGGACGAACAGACAAGATTTGTGCTCCAACAAGACCTTGATCGGAAGTCTTATCTTTTGCAGAAACAAAATGCCGCATACAAAGATTACTGTAAGCAGAACGACCTGAGGGAACTGCAAGACCGGCTCATGATAGCGAAGTGGAATCGCCAGAACGCCGCAAAAGCCAGAGGAGCGGCGAAGAGATATAAAACAGCAAAAAAGAAAGGCTAGTTGCCTTCCTTGTTGCTAAGATATTCTCTTATAAGTTTTTCCAAAATAAATGAAGCAGAGCATTTTTCCTTGATGGCAGCGATTTTTAATTTTTCCAATAACTCTTGATCAATGGTTGTTGTAAATTTAACTTTGTTCATAATGCACCTCCTGAGATAAATATACCATAAATACGTATAGACGTAAATATGAAAATATGTTAAAATATACGTATATACATATATACGTAAATGAGAATAAGATGCGAGAAATTTGGAAAGATGTCAAAGGTTATGAGGGATTATACCAAGTTAGTAATTTGGGAAACGTAAAAAGCTTCAAAGAAAGTGCAAAATTAGGAAAACCCAAGGAATTGATTTTAAAACCGCATTTGATCAATTCCGGATATTATGTAGTGACACTTTATAGTAAAAAGAATAAAAGAAAATTTCAAGTTCATAGGCTTGTTGCAGAAACTTTTATTCCAAATAAAGAGGGATTGCCTTGCGTAAGTCATAAAGATGAAAATAAGCTTAATAATTCCGTTGAAAATTTAGAATGGTGCACGTATCAGTATAACAATAATTACGGAACAGCAAGAATCCGTGCAATTGATACTGTTTCGCTACCAGTTTGCCAGAAAACACTAGAGAATAAAATTCTTGCTACATACTGTTCTGCACATGTTGCAGCAGAACTGCTTGGATATCCTATTGGAACGCTAAAAGCATGGTGTCGGAAAGGGATTGGCGGCGGTTATCTATGGGAGTATTTAAAATGAGCATGTTTGAAGAATATAATCCAAATCCAATTATAGGGAAAAGAGTCGGAGATTGTGTTATTCGTGCCATCTGCAAGGCAACCGGGAAAGATTGGGAGACGGTTTTCACAGAACTAATGGTAAGAGCCTGTAAACTATGCGACATGCCGTCAGCGAATTATGTTTGGGGTGCGTACCTAAAAGACTTGGGATACCAGAGACACTTGATAGACGATCATGGACGATATATCTATACAGTTAACGATTTCTGTACAGACCATCCAACAGGCGCGTATATCCTCTGCATAGATGGTCATGTGGTGACAGTGCAAGATGGTAAATATTTCGATACATGGGATTCCGGTAATGAAATCCCGGTATATTACTGGGAAAAGGAGTAACTAAATGAGCGTATCAGAATTTGTACAGATTTTCCTCTCTATCTGTGGAGGGGTGTCTATTGTCGGAGGGGCGGCAGCTGTAATCTTTAAGTGGATTACCCCGGCGTTCCGACTTAATAAGCGAGTAGAGACACTGGAAGAACATGATAGACGAGACTATGAAAGCCTTCAGAGAATCGCAGAACGAGATTCATTAATTCTGGAAGTGTTATCAACCATGTTGGATAGTCAGATTAGTGGGAATAACGTCGAAGAATTAAAAAAAACAAAACAGAAGCTTACAAATTATCTTGCGCAGAATCAGCGTTAATTGCATTAGTAAGGGGTATGCTCATGAAATTATATGTGTTCACAAAGAAAGATATAGACAGGTTTTTAGTAGAGTGTAATTTCACGCCGGACGAAGAAAAACTGTTCCGACTGAGATGCAAGGAACACACTCTTGAATACTGCGCTGAACAGATGAATGTGAGTATATCTACGGCAAAACGGTTAAGCCGGAGGGTGAACAATAAAATAATTAAAGTATGCTGATACTTTTCAGATACTTATATGGGTCTTAGACGAACTGTCTAAGGCTCTTTTTTTATCTTAAAATATAATCAGAAAGGCGGTGCATAAGATGGCATTATATAACAATCCTTATCAATATAGTTTTGGTGTTCCGGGGCAGATGAATCAGTTCCAGCAACAGCCTGTCCAGATGCCGGCTCAACCAGTACAGCAACCCCAGCAGAATAATAATGGAATCCTGTGGGTATCTGGTGAAGTCGGCGCAAAATCTTATCTGGTAGCACCCGGGACAAGTGTTTTGCTGATGGATTCAGAGAGCGAAAAATTCTACATAAAATCCACAGACGTTTCCGGTATGCCACAGCCATTACGGACGTTTGAGTATCATGAAGTAGGCACTCAGATACCACCTAAACAGCCTGCTCAGAACATGGACAGTAAATATGTCACCAGACAGGAATATGACGATTTAAAGGGCAAATACGAAGCTATCATAAACCGATTAAATTCTTTTTCTGAACCTGTTAGAGCTAATACCGTGCAGGAATCAGCAGTCAAGGGAGGAAACGCAGATGAGTAATCCATTATTCAATGCCCTCGGTGGTGGAATGTCACAGGGAAATGGGCCAATACAGATGATACAGCAGTTTATACAGTTTAAGCAAAATTTTAAGGGAGACCCGAAAGCAGAAGTTGAGAAGATGCTACAATCTGGAAAGATTTCTCAGCAACAGCTTAATCAGGTTCAGCAGATGGCAGGACAGTTTCAACACATGTTGAAAGGAATGAAATAGTGCATTACAATCTGGCCAGATTGATGTAAATACACAAAAAGGAGATTATATTATGGATGGAAATTATAGCTTAGCAGATATTGCCGCCGCTACTGGAAACGGTAGAAATAATGACGGCATGTTTGGCGGAGACGGTAGCTGGTGGATTATTGTTTTATTCATTTTTGCTTTCTTTGGATGGGGAAACAACGGCTGGGGCAATAATGGCAATGGCGGCGGATATGCAGCCACAGCAGCTACTCAGGCAGATATTCAGAGAGGATTTGACAATTCCGCGGTAATCAGCAAACTTGACGGAATCAATAGCGGCCTGTGCGATGGATTTTATGCCATGAATAACGGTATGCTTACTGGATTCAATGGAATCAACACCAACATCATGCAGACCGGCTTTGGAATCCAGCAGGCAATCAATGCTGATACTATAGCGAATATGCAGAACACAAATGCTTTACAGGCACAGCTTGCGAACTGCTGTTGCGAAACCAGGGAAGCTATCCAGGGCGTAAACTACAATATGGCACAGAATACCTGCGCATTGCAGAACACCATGAACAGCAACACAAGAGACATCATTGATAACCAGAATGCAAATGCGAGAGCTGTTTTAGATTATCTTTGCAATGAAAAGATTTCTAACTTGCAGGCTGAGAACAATGACCTCAGGCGTGCCGCTTCTCAGGATCGCCAGTCTGCACTTCTCACAACTGCAATGGCTTCTCAGACAAACCAGATTATCGACGCAATAAGACCTACGCCGGTACCGTCTTTCCCTGCGTCAAATCTTTACGGGTATACCTGTAATGGGTGTAATTGCGGAAATTGCTAATTAAATAGCAACACGCAATAAAAAAGTATTGAGTTTGGTCTTAAAATAAGGCATAATAAAGCATAATAGGAGGTGCTTTTTATGCCAAAAAAATTGACGATTGAATACGTAAAGGAGTTTGTTAAAAACAAGACCGAGGGAAAATGTGAAGTACTTTCCGAGAAGTATGTTAATAATTCAACTCCTTTACGAATAAGATGCGGTTGCGGAAAGACATTTGAGAGAAATTTCAATAAATTGCGTGAACGGGAAATTATGTGCATTGACTGTTCAAGAGAAAGGAATTCGAGAAAATTTAGAAATAATCTTGATGATGTCATACAAAATATAAATTCCAGTGGATGCAAATATATCTCCGGAAAATATAAGAACAATCAATCAGTATTAACGATACAATGCAGATGTGGAAATATTTTTCAAAAATCCTATGCAAAATTCTGTACAGGGCAAGACAGATGTCCAAAATGCGGAAACGAAAGTTTGAAAATAAAAAAAACAAAATATGATATTGATTTTGTAAAAAAAGAGCTTGCAAAAAAAGGATATTCGATTCTTGACGAAAAAGAATACAAAGACAACATGACTCCTTTCAGATGCACTTGTAAAAGAGGACACTTTGTTAATATCAAATTTCTTTATTTTTTAAAAAAAGAATCTG